GGTGACTGGTACGTTTGGGACACTGCACGAGGTATTGTCAGCGGTAATGACCCTTACTTGTTGCTAAACAGTACTGCTGCTGAAACAACAACGACCGACTACATTGACACATATAGTGCTGGCTTTGAACTCAGCTCAACAGCTCCTGCTGCAATCAATGCTTCAGGCGGTTCCTTCATCTTTCTTGCCATATCTTGAGGTAACGCATCATGCAAATTCGTATTCAATCAACAGGCGCAGTGGTTTATGAAGGAGAGTTTCGCGCTCTCTTTCCAAACACTTCATTGCCGCAGCAGCTCACTGAAGCTCTCATTAACAGTCTAGGTGGCGATGTAGTCTTTGAAGGCGCTCAGGCAACTGGCGGTGATAAATACCAATATTCAGTTTACGGTGGTGTTGAGCAAGTCAATGGCAAGTGGTACACGAAATGGAACCTTGGCCCATCTTTCTTTGACACGGAAGACGAAGAAGGCAATGTGACTACTGCTGCTCAGAATGAAGCCGCTTACAAGGCTGGCAAAGATGCTGAACAAGCTACTTCTGTTCGTGCAACACGCGATGACAAGCTGAAAGAAACAGATTGGAAAGTCATTAAAGCTGCTGAGACTAGCACTTCTTTGGCTTCTGAGTGGGCAACATATCGTCAAGCATTGCGTGACGTTACAGCTCAGTCTGGCTTCCCTTGGGAAGTCACTTGGCCCACACAACCTGAGTAAAGCATGAACACCATTGATGCAACAGATGCTCGGTTAAGCACACATGAACAAGTGTGTGCCATGCGGTATGAAAAAATCAATGAGTCTTTAGAGCAAGGCGATAAGCGCATGACAAAAATAGAGTATTTACTTTATGCTGTCATGGCTGTCGTGCTGCTTGGACCAGGTGTTGGTGCTGAGTTCTTTAAGAAACTTCTAGGCTTGTAATATGCCAAATTACGGACAACAGCTGGAGACTCCATCGGTTCCGAGTCTACCAGTGCCTCCTATTGAATATTCTTCGCTGTTTCAGTCGCAGAATAATGGGGTGTTGCGTACTTTCTTTATTAAGCTTGTAAATGCTGTCTCATCGTTACTTGGCCCTCGTGGTGGCAAGTACTTGAATAGCCCATATGGTGCTTTTCAGGACTCTACTGATCAAGCTGCATCAAATACCACAACAGCGTATCCAATTACGTTTAATACAACTGACTTCTCAAATGGAGTCACGTTATCAAATAGTTCAAGATTAAATGTTTTAGACACAGGTATTTATAACATTCAATTTTCTATTCAATTCAAGAATACAACAAACGATGCTCAAGACGTTGATATATGGTTCCGTAAAAGTGGAACTAATATTGCAAACTCTAATAGCAGATTTTCATTGCCAGCAAGAAAGTCAACTGGCGACCCATCTCATTTGATTGCGGCTATGAATTTCTATGTAAGTTTACAAGCTGGTGAATACGTAGAAATTCTTTGGCGAACATCTGATATTGGTGTCACAATTGAGCAATACGGGATAGACACAAGTCCTACTAGACCTGCAACGCCATCTGCAATCGTTACAGTAAGCTTTGTCTCAAACCTTTCAGTATGATAGACTGTAAATATGTCATATATTCCACTTCAAATTCCGCCTGGTGTCTATAAAAACGGCACTGAATACCAGTCAAAAGGCAGGTGGAATAGTGCCAACCTGATTCGCTGGTTTGAGAACACAATTCGCCCTGTTGGTGGCTGGCGTAAGCGCTCTACATCTCAGCTAACTGGCATGGCGCGTGGAATGCTGACATGGCGTGACAACAACAATAATCGTAGGATTGCTGTTGGTACTCATAACCATCTGTACCACATGAACGAAGCTGGTACTTTGACAGACATTGGGCCATCAGATTTAACTGCTGGAAATGCTGATGCAACGTTGAAAATTGGTTATGGATATGGTTTGTACGGCAGTTCTGCATATGGTGTTGCTAGGCCAGATCTAGGATCTTATGTGCCAGCAACAACATGGAGTGTTGATACATGGGGTGAATACCTTGTTGCTTGCTCTAGCGCTGATGGTCGTTTACTTGAGTGGCAGCTAAATACAGGAACTGACGCAGCAGCAATTTCTGGAGCGCCTACAGGCTGTTCTGGTCTAGTAGTCACTGAAGAACGTTTCTTGTTTGCTTTGGGTGCTTCTGGCAACCCTCGCATGGTCAAATGGTCAGATCAAGAAGACAATACTGATTGGACTGCTTCTGCAACAAATCAAGCTGGTGACTTTGAGCTGACTACAGTTGGATCAATCCAATGCGGTAAACGTGTTCGTGGTCAAATCTTGCTGTTTACTGACGTTGACGTACATACAAGTACATACATTGGGCCACCTTACGTTTATTCGTTTGAGCGTGTTGGCACTGGTTGCGGTGTAATTTCGCGTAATGCGGTGACTGTTATTGACAATGCTGCTGCATGGATGTCATCTACTGGATTCTGGATATACGATGGTTTTGTTAAGCCATTGGCCTCTGATGTGTCTGATTACGTGTTTAGCGACATGAACATCACTCAATCATCAAAGATTTATAGCCAGCACAACACCAGTTATGGTGAGATTTGGTGGTATTACCCAAGCGCTGCATCAACAGAGGTTGATTCATACGTTGTTTGGAACTACCGTGAAAACCATTGGTCTATTGGTAAATTAGCCCGTACTTGTGCTATTGACCGTGGTGTATTTGCTTTCCCATTGGCTGTTTCTACAGATGGATACATTTACGAGCATGAAGCTGGTTTTAACTATGATTCTGTTAAGCCATTTGCTGAATCTGGTCCTATTGAGTTTGGCGTTGGTGATCGAGTAATGAACATTACTGGCCTTGTCCCAGATGAAAAAACTGTGGGCGATGCTAAAGTTAGTTTTAGTACCAAGCTGTACCCAAATGCGACAGAATACAACTATGGCCCTTACTCATTAAATAGCCCAACATCTTTACGCATAACTGGTCGTCAGTTGGCTGTAAAAGTTGAAGGTAACTCAAATGTGGACTGGCGTGTTGGAGTTATTAGGCTTGATGGAAGGCCAGGCGGTCTACGATGATTGACTATGAAAGATACAAGGTCGATGGCGAATTGCCAATGTGGGCCTTATCTTTCCAAAAAGTGGCTCATATTCTGGAACCTGCTTTAGAATATGATGACACACATAATATGCAGGACGTAGCCGATTGTTTACACAGTTGTACGATGCAGTTATGGCCTAGTAAGAACAGTGCTGTTGTTACTCAGGTTCAAGATTTCCCAAGAATTAAGGTTTTGCATATATTCTTGGCTGGTGGCAATCTAGAAGAACTAGAGCTGCTAACACCCCATATTCAAGGTTTCGCTGAACACATGGGATGCAAGAAAATCACTCTGACAGGTCGCAGAGGATGGGCGCGAACATTTGTTTCTAAATTCAACATGAAGCCAACACATTATTGGCTGTCAACGGAGGTTTAATATGTCTGGTGGTTCTTCTGGAGGTGGGTCGCAACTTGATCCACAAATGCGCGATGCGTTTCTAGCAAACGTAGAACGTGCTACTGGTGTTGCTCAAAATTTAGGCGCTCGTCAGTTTGCAGGATATACCCCTGATCAAGCGAGTGCGTTTCGTTTATCTCAGCAGTTTTCAGATCCTAATAGTACAGCGTTTAAGAATGTAGGATCTGCTGCATCTATGGCACAAGCTGCTGGTGATGCTGGATATAACGCTGTTAATGCTGCAAACCTTAACCGTGGTGCTGTTAGAGATATTAATGCTGAACGAATTGCTGCTGACAAGGTATCTGGTGCTAACGTAACTTCTGAAGCACTTGGTCAAATTGCACCTCAAGCTCGCTCAAATATTCGTGATGTTGCTGCTGGTTCATTTTTGAATCAAAACATGCAGCAATACATGAACCCATATACCCAGCAGGTTGTTGACACAAGCTTGCAGGATTTGGAGCGTTCACGTCAACTTGCACAACAGCAAGGTGCTGCACAAGCTGTCAAGGCAAAGGCTTTTGGTGGATCTCGTCAGGGCGTTGCAGAGGCTGAAACAAACCGTGCATATGCTGATCAAGCTGCCCGTACAGCCGCTGGTTTGCGTTCACAAGGATTTGATACTGCTTCTCAATTGGCACAAGCTGATTTGGCTCGTCAAATGCAAGCTCAACAGCTTAACCAAGCTCAAGATGCTGCCACTACACAACAGGCTTTGGCTCTGTCTGGTCAATTTGGTTTGGCTAATCAACAAGCTGCACTTGAGGCTGCTCGTGCTAACCAAGCAACAGGATTGCAAGCACAGACATCTAACCAAGGCATGGATTGGAATGTTGGTCAAATGAATACTCAGTTGTCTCAACAGGCTGCTTTGGCTAACCAACAAGCTGCATTGCAAGCAAACCAACAAAAGCTTGCTGCTGCCGCTCAGTTGGCTGGCATTGGTGGTCAACAGCAACAAATGGGATTTGCTGGTGCTAACCAAATGCTTGGAATTGGCAATCAACAGCAGCAATACACTCAGCAACAGCTTGATGCTGCACGCAATCTTGAGCTTGAGCGTCAACAAATTATTAACCAGTCTTTGGGTATTAATGTTGGTGGTGGTTCTGGTACGGTTTCTAGCCAATCTAGCCGTCAAGGATTGCTTGGCTTGCTTGGCATCTAAGGAGAAATAAATGCCATTTGATATCGGATTACTTCCAAGCGCTGCAATGACTGGTCTTACTGAAGATCAGCAAGGCGAATTGCAACGTCAAGCTACTCAGCAATTCTTGTTGGGTACATTGCTTTCTGGTGACCCATCTATGGGCTACAAGGGTGCTATCTCTTTGCCTGAACAAGCAATGGCTGCTCAAACACGATTGCTTGATTTGCAAGAAAAAGAGCGCCAGCGTCAAGAAGAGGCAGCATGGTCAGCTAAGTACAACCCAACAAAATATCAGGAAACAAGTCCTGAATTTGCTGGTCCAGTTACACCAGATGTATCACAACAGCAGTCTGCTATTGCTGGCGCTCGTGCTGTTGGTTTGCCAACTGCTGATGTAAACGCTGCTCTGCGTGATCTGACTACTATGCGTTCTCCACGTCAAGCTCAAATGCTTGCTGGTTTCCAAGCTAGTCTTCCAAAGATTGGTGAAGGCGGTACGCTTACTGGTCCTGGTGGTCAATACTTGGGTACTGTTCCTCAGTTCAGCCCATCTCAAGGCATTGTGTATGGTGCAAATATTTCTCCAACAGGCCAAGTTACACCATACTCGCAAGAGATTCCTGGTGCAATCCAAACTCGTGGAAAGATTACCGCTACAGAAACTCAAGCTCGTGAATTGAATACTCCACGTCAAGTTCCTGGTGCTTCTGGCGCTCCAACATTCATTTATCCTAATGCTCCAACAGGCGGTGGTGTAACTGGAGTAACTGGCGTTGGTGGTGCAGAACGTCCACAAACAGCTTCTGATGTTGCTTTGAATAAAGCTGCTGAGACACGATTTACTGACTTCTCTAAATCAGTAACAGATTCAGCCAGCACAGCTAATGATCGTATTGCTGCTGCTCAACGTATGTATGACATTGCAGAGCGAGTCAATGGCAACAAGTTTACCGACTTGACTGCTGAAGGCGCTGCATACATGCGTGGCTTGCCATTTGTTGGGGACAGGTTTGATCAATACGTTTCTGATGTGAAGATGTTCAACGTTGATAAGTCAAAGCAAGTTCTTGCTGGCTTGAACAATATCAAGGGTAACGCTAACGGATTTGAAGGCGCAGTTGTTGAAAAAGCAGCCTCATCGATTACAGATCCAAAAGCAGCTACCAAGTTTATTGCTGCACTTGAGATTGCTGCGGCAGATAAAGACTTGGCTGCACAACGATTTGTTGAATCGTATAACGGACCTGCTGGTGAAGCTCGTACAAAATGGGCTACATCTCCAGAGAACCCACGTATTTACAACCATCCAAAGGTTGATCAATTCTTGCGTGAACAGATTTCAGCTAATCCTGCAAAACCTGTATTACCTGCTGGTTTTGGTTTAGTTCAAAACAAGTCTGGTCAGTATGGAGTTCGTAAGCCAGATGGTTCAGTAATGCCACTTGGACAATAACATGGCAACACCACAAGATCTATTTGCATTTGCTGCACAAGAAGCTGAGAAGCAGGGAGTACCTGTAGATCTTGTCCAGCGAATGATTAAGCAGGAAAGCGGTGGTTCTGCCACTGCTTTATCTCCTAAAGGCGCTTATGGCCCTATGCAGCTCATGGAAGCAACTGCAAAAGAGCTTGGCGTTAATAGAAATGATCCGTTTGACAACATCCGTGGTGGTGTTAAGTACATTGGTCAGCTTCTAAGCCAATTTGAAGACCCACGTCTTGCTGTTGCAGCTTATAACGCTGGACCAGGTGCTGTTCGCAAATATGGCGATGTTCCTCCTTTCAAAGAGACTCAAAACTACGTCAACAAGGTGGTTGGTATGACAGACAAAGCAAATGATGAATGGTCACCAGTAACTGGCATTAAAGGCCCAGTAGCTGGCGCTGACGAATGGACTTCGGTCACTGGTGTTGGTGGCATTCCAACTTCACAAGTTAAACCTCAATCATTCCTTGGTGATGTACAAACTGGCATCACTCAAGCGATTAAAGGTGGCACACCTACAGCTAATGCAATTGTTGGTGGCATCGACATTTTGTCGAGCTTACTGAATAAAGGTTTGACTTCTGCTGGATTTAACGTTGGCCCTAACTCTGCACAAGCAGAATTGGACCGCCGTGCTGCTGAAGCTGCTGCACAACCTAAACGTACTATTGGTGAGACACTGTCTGCTGTTGGTGATGTTGCTGTTAATCGCCCAGGTTTGTTGCTTGGTTCGTTGGCTGTTCCAGATCCAACTAGCGTATTCTTGCCAGCCAAGGTTGCTGGTGCTGCCGAAAAAGCATTGACTACTGCTGGCACTTCTGCTCGTACTGCTGAACGTGCTGGTCAGGTCGCTGGCGCTGCTACTACTGGCGTTACTCAGGCTGCATTGAATCAAGTTGGCGCACCTAACCTAGATCAGTTTGCTACAGAAGCAGGATTGTCTGTTTTGACAGCTCCAGTGGCTGCTGTTGGCGGCGCTCGTACACCTAAACCTACAGCCGCATTGACTGCTGAACAACAAGCAATGGCAGATGCTGTTGCACAAGGCATCAAGGTTCCTCCAAGCCAATTGACTGGTGGCGGCAAGCTTACAAGCACTATGGAAACATTGCTTGGCAAGAAGGCTATGGGCGCTCAAGCGTCTATTGCTAACCGTGAGGCTGTGACAAATCAAGCTAAGAAAGTACTTGGCTTGGCTGCTGATGAGGACTTGACACCAGACTCATTTACAAACTTCCGTCAACAACAAGGTCAGGCATACCAAGACCTTCGTAACTTTGACTACAAGGCAGACAAAACGTTCATCAGCAACATCAATGATGAAGTTCAGCGTTTGCGTGGCTTGACGACTACAACTCCAGAGCAGATCTCTACTTTGAAGGCTGTTGCCAAGACAAACATCAAAGGCGATGACTTGGTGAACAACATCATTGACTTGCGTGATGCTGGTAACACCAACATGCGCTCGATGGATGCTGCTAACAAGCGACTTGGCAAGACTCAGTTGATGGCTGCTAAAGAGCTAGAAGATGTTGCAGATCGTGTATTGAGCAAGACTGGCAACGATACACTTGTGAAGCAATTCCAAGATGCTCGTAAAAACATTGCCAAATCCTACACGCTAGAAGACACATTCAATGCGGTTACTGGTGAAGTAAATGCTAAAGCTATTGGTCGCAGAATGGCTGATGGAAAGATTGTTCCAGCAGAAATGAAAGCTGCTGGCGCTGCATCTCAGTTTGCACCAGGTTACTTTGCTCCAGCATCACAAACTGGCGCTGCTGCTGGCCTTACTGGTACTGAAGGTTTGAGTTCTATGGCTGCTTTGTTAAGTGGTCGACCAGACTTGGCTGCTATTGTGGCTGCTCGTAATGTTGGTCGTTCAGCAATGTTGTCTGGTCCAGTACAGCGCTTAATGGTTCCTAACGCTCCAATTTCTGGACCGATGCGACCATCTCAACCAAATCAAATGCTGCCATATGCGACTACGACACCGTTCCAGCCAGTCACTCAGGGACTGTTTGACTACATGAACAAGTGATGTGGACCCGATCAGCCTTCTCCTTATGGCTCAAAGTGCAGTCAGCGCCATTCGCGCTGGTTGCCAAATGCTGTCAGAAGGTAAGGCTGAGATTGGAAAGTTTAAGAAGCAAGTCGAAGGTGGAATTGCAGACGCAAAAGCCATCTACGCAGAAGTCACAGGAATCTGGGGATGGATCACTGGACTCTTTGGTGCATCCCCTAAAAAGCCGTCTGCACCAATACTTCCTGCCACCACCGAGCCAACCAAGCCATCCACGAAAAAATCAAAAGCAGAACCAGAACCAGAACTAAGTTACGAGGAGTTTCAAGCCAGAGCAGTTCATGAGATCTGCGAAAACCTGAAGGTGTATTTTGAAGCCATCCGTCACCTTAAAGCGCATTGCCGAGAACTCGAAGAGGAAGCTCTTACGACAGAGCGAGTTGCCGATAGTGCTATTGACCGTATTGAGATGCAGTGGCAAATGAAAGAACTGAACAAGCAGCTCAAGCAAGCCATGATTTATGGTACTCCGCAGGAACTTGGTCTTGGTGCAATGTATCAAGAGTTTCTTGAGAAGTATGACGAGATCTTGGAAGAACAGGAAGTTGCTCGTGAGTTGAAACGCAAGAAAGAACGAGATAGCGCATGGCAACTAGAACACCGAAAGGAAATCCTAACAGCCAAGCTGGTGTACGTAATAGCGTTGGTGATGGGAACGTTAGAACTGATTGGGTTGTATTCAGGTCTATGAATGAATTTAAATTCTGGGTTGTCATTGTCACGCTAATCATTTTTGGGATGATGTTGTTGTCATTCATGCTTGTTCATCAAGAGAATCGAATCAAGAAGCTTAATGCCCTTGTTTTACGCATGGAAGAAAAGGAAAAGAAACGTGAAAAGATTCGCCGCGATCCTATTGATCCTGAGTAGCCTAACGGCCTGTGAAGACCGCTATCGCTACGCTTGTCAGAACCCTGACAACTTCAACTTAGCTGAGTGTCAGAAGCCGCGATGCCTGTTTACTCAAACCTGCCCTGAATACCTAGTAGCACCTGTATTGGAGAAGAAAATTGAACAACCAGCACCCTCCGCATCGTCTGACCGCTGAAGAGATTGAAGCCTACGTCTGGGGTTTTGTCGTCATTGTTGTGACGCTAATCCTTGCAGGTATTGTCTTTGCCTTGCTTTACTCGGTGACCTTTGTTGTCCAGCCTATCAAGTCGATGGCTCCGATTGATATTGCCTATACCAAGATGTTGAATGACATCGTATTGCTGGTGGTTGGCGGTATCGGTGGTGTGATGAGCAAGAAGGGTGTCCAGGCTGCTTCACAATATGTAGCGCCAAAGGGAGACACAACGCCCCCAAAGCCTAATGACCCATCGGGTGCTTTGCCTGTATGGGTCAATCCTGCGCTAGACGAGTCATGGACTCCTCCTCCTCCTCCAACAACTCCACCTGAGCATATGGAGTCTGATGATGTCCGAGAAGAAATCGCCACAGCACGAGCAGGAGAACGATGATGCGCCTACCCAACCCTTGGATGATTCTTGGTGCTATCGCTGCCGCTTCTCTTGTGTACTTCTACGCCCACCATGTAGGCTATGCGAAGCGCGACCAAGAGATGCAGCTGGAAATTGCCCGTCTAAATGATGAGGCTCGTGATAAAGAGCAAAAGCTTGCTGAAAACCTAAATCAAACTTCATCTCAATTGAAAGAGGCCAATGATGTTGTCACTAAAAAACAAACTGATCTTGATGCTGCCATTCGTTCTGGCAGGGTGCGCCTCAACTCAAGTTGCGTACAAACCGCCACAAGTGCCGCCACTGCCAGTGGAAATAGCCAAGAAGCAGGAAGTAAATCTAACGGACAAGCTAATGCAAGTATTGACGAGCAAGAGCGACAAACCCTTGCCGCCATCGCAGAAATAATTGCACAAGGCGATAGGAATACAGCGCAGTTAAATGCTTGTATAGATGCCTACAATGCGGTTCGTGAGCAAATCAATTCACAGGCGCGCTAGGGTGATGTATTTTTTTTGCTCTCAAATATTCTGCATGAGCAGATTTTGGGTCATCAAAATAACCAAGAAATTTATATTTGCCATTGATTCCAATGCCAGCTTGCCATTTGTTTCTGCTTTTTATCCAGCTTACTCCAAGATAGCCGCTTTTTGTTCTGCTATGTGGTTTAGTTTGATTGTGTCCATTTTCACTAGCCGTTACTTGACGAAGGTTAACAATTCTATTGTCATCACGAATCCCGTTAATATGGTCAATTATCATTTTTGGCCAACAACCATTAACAAAAAACCATGCAAGCCTATGAGCAAAATATCGTTGACCCAGAATTTTTATTTGAATGTGCCCATTGCTGTTCTTAGTTCCTGCAACTTGTTTTTCTTTTACGCTATTGCTAGGACTAATACGCCAAGTAAACAATCCAGTATTTTTGTCGTAATCAATAAATTCTTTAAGTTGTTTAAAATCAATCTTGCTCATGCTGTTGCACCCCTATGCAATGGTTTGGGAAGTAACGGCTCGGTGTTGACGCATCGAGCCGTTGCGCCATTTTAAAGGAAAAACTAAATGGTAACCGCTGAGAAACTAGAGAAACTTCATATTGGTCCACAATGGGTTGACGCTCTCAACGAGACATTTAACCGCTTTGGCATCAATACCCCTCGCCAGCAAGCTGCTTTCATTGGTCAATGTGGTCACGAGTGTGGGAACTTCCGTATCTTAGAAGAAAACCTTAACTACCGTGCTGCAACGCTGATGAAACTATGGCCCAAGCGATTTCCAACCCAACAAGTGGCGGATTCATATGCAGGAAATCCCAAGAAAATCGCTAATATGGTCTACGCTTCACGCATGGGCAATCGTGATGAGTCTAGTGGTGATGGCTATCGCTTTAGGGGTCGTGGTTGCATTCAGCTCACTGGTCATGCTAATTACTACCACGCTGGTAAAGCGCTTGGGGTGGACTTCGTAATGGAGCCAGACTTGGTGGCAACTCCAAAGTTTGCTGCTTTGACTGCTGGATGGTATTGGGATACTCACAAACTTAATGACATTGCAGAACGAGCTGATTGGGTTACTCTTACAAAGAAAATAAATGGCGGGACAATTGGCCTATCAGACCGAATTGCCCACACAAATCAAGCGCTTGCTGTTATTTCATCATAAATTGTTTTTCAAAATCTTGCCTTGCGGACTTTGCGTCATCTAGTGATGAATGCGTCCCAAGGCAATATTTTTTATTTTTTAGTTCAATTGTTGAAATCCATTTCCCGCTTCTTGATGACTTATATACACCAGTTGTTCCACTGGAGTTATGGCTTCTTGTTCCAATATTATGTTGATTTGTTGAATTATCAACATCACGTAGATTGATAATCTTATTGTCTGTTTTTATTCTATTTATGTGGTCAATTTGATTTTTAGGCCATTCACCATAAACATAAAACCAAGCTAGCCTATGTGCAAGATGGTTTTTTCCATCTATCATTATCTGCAAATAACCTTTTATGTGTTTTGAACCAGACACGCTTCCAGCG